AGTATCAGAATCAGCAGGGCATTGAGTTGCCAAAGGTGGATGCGTGATGGAATACAACGCAAAAATTGCACTTGCTCACTATCTGCAAACACTTGTATCGCCTACAACATTTGAGTATCCTCGCATTGTTTGCGGATTTGTCACAACATCAGGCAAGCAAGGAAGGTGGAATCTGCAAACGCATTATCTCTATGCTGACCATACACGGGAAGAGCTGGCACAGTGGTTGGATAGGCTAGATGTTACGTATGATTACATCAAGTTTTCAGTTGTCATGGTTGTCAATATTGAATTAAGTGATGGAACACAGCATCGGTTTGACGCTTCGCACTTCTACGACGTGACAAGTGTATGGCATTGTGTAGATAGCGATAACTTATCTACAACACTGAAAGACAAAGCAACGCACGATGCGCGAGAGGGCAGAACATACATTTCCACGTCATATGGATTTATTGAGTTTGTCAAAGACGACGATATGCCAAAAGGAAAGTGTCAGGGCACGGTGACCACGCTTCCAGATGGTGTTAATAGCGATTTTGTGTACTTTGTTGTGCGCCACGGAGCATGGGATGGCAACCAAGACGCTGTCACTGCATGGGCAAAAGCAAAGATAGAGGAAGTGTACGTCAAGGCAAAATCATTGTTGGAATCAAAAGGGAATACATGATGGAAACGCCATTTATTCTTGAAGCAATGACGATTGATGAACTTGTTGCACATCATGGTGATGCGATTTCCAACATCGTTTACACAATCAACGCAGAGTGGCCACACACACTACACGTCCACATACAAGACAAAGGCATTGCGTGGACAGGCACGTACTCCGTATTTCAAGGGCGATGGTATCTCACAAAGGTAATTGGCGATGCTGGTGTTGCGTATACGCAAAAATCAGACATAACGCACGTCGTTGACATCATCAGAAAGGTAGAGGGGTAATGAAGTTCTACGTACAACAAGACGTGTTTCGGAGTGTGCTGATGTCGGTATATCGTGCCGTTCCTAGCAAAAGCACACTACCGGTACTCTCAAACTTTCTGTTTGAGGCAAAAGATGGCAACGTGCAAGTGTCGGCCACCAATTTGGAGTTGAGTATTTCGCTGACGATGCCTGCAAAGGTAGATGAGGTGGGAAGCATCTGTATCCCTGCCAAGTTGTTGCTCGATCTTGTGAACAACCTGCCACCAAAGATGATTTACATTGAGGTGAGCGACGTGTCAGCCATCGTTACCTGTGAGAAGTCCAAAAGCACGCTAACCACAATGCCAGCAAGTGACTATCCAGATGTGCCAACCATCACCGATGCGCCATCGCATCAAATTGGCAACATTGTGCGCTTGATGTCAAAGGTTGCGTCGGCAGCGGCGTATGATGACTCACGACCGGTGTTGACGGCAGTGAACATGCAACTTGGCGACGATGCAATGATTGTGGCGGCAGACGGCTTTCGTCTTGCCAAGAACTCGCTTCCAGCGTGGAATGGTGAGCCTATCAACTTGCTGATACCGGCCACCACCATCAACGAGGCAACTCGCGTGTTCGCAGACGACGACGAAATCAGTATGCAGATAGCCGAAAACCAAAACAGCATCACACTGTTTACCAAGACCAAGTGCATGGTTTCTCGGCTGATTGACGGCAAGTTTCCGGACGTTGGTCGGGTTATTCCCACCAACCACGAATCACTGTTTTCATTTGAGATTGCAGACTTCCAGAAAGCGGTCAAGATTGCATCGTTGATGAATCCAGGGGGAGCGGTGCGATTAGACATCGGCAATGAAAGCACGATGTTGGTACACAGTGGATCGCAACAAGGCACCGGCTCATCACGAATAGACGGTATGCACAGTGGCACGCATCACGAAGTAGCAGTGAACGGAAAGTTCTTGCAAGATGCGTTGTCTACGCTTGCAAGCATCAGCACACACGCTATTCTCCACTCATCTAACGCAAATGCGCCCATCCTGTTTCGCCCACAGGGCAACGAATCGTTCTTGTACATTATCATGCCAATAGCAGTGAGGTAGATATGTACACAAATCGCATTGTTGGACACGGAGAGGAAGCACCCGACCAGCTTCTTGCCAATCCGTATAACTTCCGAATCCACGGCAAGGCACAGCAGATGGCACTTCACTCGGTACTGTCTGACGTGGGTGTCGTGCAAAGCGTCATCGTCAATCGTGTCAGTGGGCACATCATTGACGGTCATCTGCGTGTGGCACTTGCACTTCGCAACGACCAACCAATGGTGCCGGTGACGTATGTGGAGCTGTCGGAGAGTGAGGAAAAGACTATCCTTGCTACGTTTGACCCTATCAGCGCAATGGCATCTATTGACGAAGAAAAGCTCGCAGAGTTGTTGCAGGAAGTGGAAGTCACGGATGGCTTGGAGCATGTCATTGAAGAATTGAAGATTGACGCTGGCATTGAGCCACCGCCGATTGACAATCCAGAGGTATTGCCATCGTTTGAGAAAACGTTTATTGTACTTATAGAGCTTGACTCGTATGAAGACTATCAGGATGTCAAGCTGGAAATGGAACGACGGGGATTTCGCGTGAAAGGGAATCAAAAATGACCGTTATTTCAACCAAGAAGACACCGGATCGCATCCGCAAAGTTCTTCAAGCACTTGAGCTTGGAGCAACGTATACGCTTGCCGCCAACGCATCAGGCATTTCTGAAACAACGTTACGCAAGTGGATAAAAGAGGATGAGGATTTTGCTGACCAATGTCGTGAGGCAGAGGGCAAAAGTGCGGTGCGGTGGCTCGCAAAGATTGAGCAAGCTGCAAGTGCTGGCGATTGGCACGCCGCCGCTTGGAAGTTAGAGCGACGTTTCCCACGGGATTACGGTAAGCGTATCGTTGAACACGAAGGGCAAGTGGACTATGTCATCGACCTCTCACTCGGACAAGCAAGTCATCAGGCACTCAACGATGACGGAGCCTCAACGCCGCTTCTGGGCGAGTGAAGCACGGTATCGACTGTTTGTAGGCGGTGTCGGCTCTGGAAAAACTAGGGCTGGCATCGTTGAGTGTTTTCGTCAACCAGCAAACTCTATCGGCATGGTTGTTGCGCCAACGTACACCATGCTTCGAGATGCAACGCTTCGCACGTTTCTTGACCTGTCACGGCAGGCAAGCATCCTAGTCAACTTCAAGCAAAAAGAGATGATGGCGGAGTTGAAAGGCAACCGCACGATTCTGTTTCGGTCAGGCGACGATCCAGACCATCTTCGTGGCCCGAATCTTGGATGGTTTATGCTGGATGAGGCGGCGATGCTTGAGCAAGTGGTATGGCAGGTCATGATTGGTCGTCTACGTGAGCATCCAAGCCGTGGCTGGGCAGTGACTACGCCTCGAGGGAAAAATTGGCTTTACCGCACGTTCAACTCTGGAAAAAATTACGAAATCATCAAATCATCCAGCAAGGACAATCCCTATCTTCCCGAGGGATTCATTGAATCACTTCTTGACTCGTACACTGCCGAGTGGCAGGCACAGGAAGTAGAGGGTGAGTTTCTTGACCCGATGGGTGCGCTGTTTCGTCGGGATTGGTTTCGTATTGTGGCATCCGCTCCAGAGAATCTTCAGTGGGTACGATATTGGGATTTGGCAGCATCAGTAAAGACTACTGCCGACTTCACAGCGTCCGTTGCTATTGCAATGGATGACGATGGCAATTTATACTTGAAAGAGGGAATCCACCTCCGAGCGGAGTGGCCCGATGTGCAAAAGATTATGATACGCACGATGCTGGAAGAGGAACACACCTTCCACTACATTGAAGAAGCCTTGCATGGTCTTGCGGCCATTCAAGAATTGATGCGTATCAAAGAGATTGCACATATTCACATTGGGGGAATCCGTGTCGTTAAGGATAAAGTGCAACGAGCTATGGCATGGGCAAGTAGGGCAGAACAGGGTAAAGTGCATATTGTCGCAGGATCGTGGATGAATGAGTTCTTGGATGAAGTCACCATGTTTCCAATGGGGCGACACGATGACTACGTTGACGCTGTATCTGGTGCAATGCCGATGCTTGGCAGTGGAGGAAAGTTACTACTATGGGGTTAAAGTCAATTCCGATAGAAGCGTTTCCGCCAAGCTATTGGCGAGTGCTTGAAGGGAAGCTTGATGAGTCTGGCCCAATCTCTGCAACACATGCGTACCGCAACGTACCGGTGATGCGATCTGCCATTGAGCTACGAGCGCACGCAGTCAGCAACTTGCCATACATCATCATGCAAGGCGACGAAGACGTTTCGTTTAAGCCGGAAATCGTAACGTTTATGCGAACGTTGCGTCCACTGCTTCGCAAAATTGAACTGAATCTCTGTTTGTTTGGCTCGGCGTATTTGCTTATTGAGCGCAACAAGTATGGTCTGAATGGGAAACTTCGGAGTATCCTGCCACTCACTATCAATCCTCTATACAATGAAACCGATGGCTTAATTGGATTTAAGCGTGTTATTGGCAACAAAGAGTACAAACTGTCTACCAAAGATGTTGTGTATTTTTGGATGGATAACGTAGAAGCAGAGGTCGGCCCTGGGCCAGCACCTGCCGAAACGGCATTGCGATCTGCAAGCACGTTGTACTTTCTTGACACATTCCTGCAAAACTTTTGGAGTCGTGGCGCAATTAAAGCTACGTTGCTCACCGTCAATGGCCCAACTCAACAGTCTGAAATGGACAAGTTGGAGAATTGGTGGAAACGGTTTATGTCAGGGGTAAAGAACTCCTGGAACACCGTAGCCATCCGTTCGGATGTCAAGCCGGTCGTGGTAGGTGACACACTTAAGGATACCGTCAATCCAGAACTCACCGAACAGTCACGCACAGACACATTGACGGCGTTTGGCGTGCCACACTCGTTGGTACTAAGCAACGCTGCCACCTATGCCACTGCCAACGTAGACCGCCTTGCGTTCTACGAAGACACGGTCGTGCCGCAGGCACAGATGATTTGCGATGCACTGAATGAGCAACTGTTAGAGCGTGCCAATCTTCGTATTGTGCCACGGCCAGACAAGCTGGAAACCTATCAACGCAACGAGTTAGACAAAGCACAGGGCGTGATTCAGCTGACCGGCAGTCCTATTCTCACGGTCAACGAGGCGCGCGATATGATGGGGTATGGCCCAATCGAACAAGCACCAATGAACATTGATGACAAGTTTGACCAACCAGAGGAAATCATCAACGCCACTGCGCCACGCATTGTTGATGAA